GAAGCTTTGACAGAAGAACTCTGGCTTTGATCCTGTTCTTTGATCCATTTTTCTTCCGCGATAACGCCTTCTGTATCCTCCTTAACTTCTGTTCATAAAATCTCAAAACTTTTTGATTTGGAAACTTCGTACCATCACTCAATACAGCCAAATCCTTGATGCCTACATCTACCCCTATACCTGCTTGGCTCTTGCAAGTATGTGAATACTCATAAGTCTCATCCAACTCTACCTGTATTGACGCAAAATACTTCCCTGCTGTTTTAGATATGACCACAGACAATGGTTTCCCTGGAAACCGTAAAGATTGAGACATTCTGATCCATCCAATATTCGGTAGCTTTATGCGATTTCCTTCAACCTTGAAACACCCTACTCCAGTGTAAAAACTATCCCTACATCTACCTCGCTTCTTGAACTTCGGAAACCTTGATGTCTTCCTGAAAAATCTCTGAAATGCTTCAGAAAGATTGTGAACAGATTTCTGAACTACCCACTTCGATACATCATACATCCATGGATATTGATCCCGCTTGATCGCATTCAACTGCTTCGAAAGATCGTATCCAGATGGTACCTTCGTGTCACTATCCATAGACTTCTTGCAAAGATCTAATCCCCAGTTATATGCAAACCTCGCTGTTCCAAAACACATGGCAAAATAGGAAATTACCTTGTTGTTCGGATAAATACGTATCTTATGGGATAAAATTCTCTTCATCTGTTAACCATTTGTGTTACTTTTCAAGTCAGCTTTACCTGCTGAAGGCCTCCTCTGCAACCCGCAGTTCACGCCCAGATTTGGAGCGGACGACGACGGAAGCAAACGTGCCCAATTGCTCCTTGCGCAATACATAACGTGCCACCCCTGCTCTGGAGAAATAAGTCTTTCCTTCGGTGATTTGCTTGATCATTGCTTTTCCTTCTTCGGGTTCCCCCGGTCCTGAGAAAAAGCATAATTTGCCACCCAGTCAGAGTCAAGCGTAATTTTTCAAAAAAAGTGAAGGTTGTGTCAAATATTCTTTTCGATCTTCATAAACCGAGATCAGGTTGGAAGCCTGCGCATCTTCTGGGTCAAGAGGCCTTGGTTTCGCCAATGCTCTCTCGGCGACCCTGTCGCATGTAGTCAATGGCCAATTGGATGCCCAACTTCTTCAGGCCTTCCAGGCCTTTCACGTTTTTGGCAGGATCACGAACAACTGGCTCCCCATCATCATACAGAGCCACTTTCTCTCCATTCTCGATATGGATTTCGATATCCCCAGAAGATGCTACATAGTCCTTGCCGACTTTTTTGAAGTTCCACTTATCGTGACGAACAAATCCCTCCGTAACTCTCCCTGTCCGAGCAAACTCTAACAGGGAGTCGCCCAAGGACTTCGGGGCGCTCTCTTTTTGGGGCTTCGGATCATCCTCGCCATCACCACTACCGGGAAGAACCTTGCGGGCAGCCGATGTCAGAGCGTCCGATACTGCCGAGAGGAACTTGTTAGCCGTCTTGTCATCTTCGGCAACCGCAGCCAGCCCTTTCAGAAGCTGAACCATTCTGAAATACGCAGAGGAGTCCCGGTAATCCGTGTCGCGCAAGGCCTTGATAGATGCAGCGGTCCCATCGGCCTCCATCAGCGAATCCTTATCCTCTTTGACGGGGACTTCGTCGTACCCACGGCTTCGCGTCTTATACCCAATGGTCTTCGTGGCCGCCTTCAGGATAGCTTCGTAGGGCTTATCGAGCTTCCCGTAGGACTTCATGCTGTCCTCTGGGCCGAATGACCAATCATCGTGCGGATACCCGGCAGAGATGCCACCGATGACCTTGCCATTGACCTTGAGATCAAAGTAGACATCGGTGTCTTCTTCTTCCTTGCGATTCCGGACAAGCTTGACGCTCTTGGGCTTCCTGTCCATATCGTGCGTCAAAACGGCCACGATTTTCTCTTCGTCGCGCTTGATGCGCTCGATGGCGCGTTTCTTCCAGGAATTCACCATGCGAGGGGGGTCCTCACGCTGTACGCCACCGGATAGTTCCGAAAGCTCTTCCTTGCCCCCAAACAGGGCGTTCACTTCTGCCAAATAGCTCTCATTGCTTTTCGCCATGATTTCCTCCTACAGATGTTTCCATGTTTCTCCCTGTATGGCCTTATATATTCCCATGGTAGAAACACCATATTTCTTTGCCAGTTGTTTATATGTAATGCCTTTTCTAGCATACTCCTCACGCGCCTTGCGAACAATATCAGAAGTCAATAGTGCGTTACCATGACGTTCGCCACGCACTATTCGTTCCGGACATGTTTTACTACCATGATGTTGACCGCGTGCTACTCGTTCTGGATGTGTCACCGATGGATGCCTACCTTTGTTATCCCTATCCATCATATTATCCGACTGTGTTCCAAGAAATAGATGTTCAGGATTTACGCAACTAGGGTTGTCACAATGATGACAAACATAGTGTCCATCAGGTATTGGCCCAATGAAATGATCATATGAAAAACGATGTGCTAAAACACCTTTCCCGTCAACTCTTATCTGGCCATAACCACTGTTGATACAACTCGCCATCCATTCCCAACAGCCATCTTTTCCGTTCTTGTTAACCTTGTTAATAAATCTTTCAAATGATGTTTTCATAAAATAATTCCTGTTTCTTTTACAAAAACATCTTGCAACATATCATTGAATATGTCGTTATAAATTTTAATTTTTTTGTATCCCACCTGCGCACTTCGAGACTTTTTCCCGAATTCCACTTGGTATGTATCCGTCGGCATCAGGGTGATTTGCACAAAATTGATGCCATTCTTGGCCTTTGGAATACTGAAGGCCAATCGATTCTTGTCTCCCATAAAATTCTTGGCGCCGGTCATGACCTGAAACTTGTTCCCACCCAATTGTCGCAAGATCTCCTTGGGGACGAGCATGTTGTCACTGGCGCCTTCGGATGGATTTTTCCTCTTTTGTGTGCGCGCCTCCTGGCCCTTTCGGACGGAATCCGGCACATTGGGGACGGTACTCGATACAGGTCCATTCTTGGCACGATTGATGTATTTGAACAGAGGTGCCGTCGCCGAGACAATCTTCTTCTTTTCGGCTGCGTTCCACACCGGAGACCACGCCGGGAGCATGACAACAACGCCATCCTCAGAGCTGATTACAATATGGTTCCCATAGGTCATGAATCCAAGACCAATGCTCTTCAAGAAGCTGGTGATCTCCGAAGATGGACGATCCGGAGTGTATCCGCTGTGCTTCATCCAGAGAACCGGATCGTCTGTTCGTTCTCGGCCGATGATTTTGCCCGCATTCGAGGTGTCATACATGGCGAACTCTGGGTCCGGCTCCAATCCCGACTCCTTGGGCAAAGGCTTCTTGACACTGAGATCGTTCTTTGTCCCCACGAATTTCCGGTGCACACCCGCCATCTTCTTCTTGACATCGCCATCCATGGTCGATCCCATGATGAAGGTGTAAGCGTTCTCGATGGTGGACACACGGGCATCCCGATCCGGAGTACCCTTGACCTTGAAGTCGCTCAGCTTTGGATCAACCTCTGGGAATATAAAGATACTATCAGAGAGCGGCTTCCTGGCTTCCATATTAGCGAAGAAGTACACGGGATCCCCGTTAAGCCCTTTCGAGCGGAACAGATAGATGAATTTATGGAATCCGTCTGTGACCTCATCCCCTATCTTGAAGGTTGCTCGCTTCATGGTCTTTATGGGACCGATGCGTGTTACCGTGGCCATTCCACTGGTCTTCGGAGTCGCCCGGAGAGAACGACGATCTCTTGTCATGGCGACCACACCCTTGTGAATGTCAAAGGCAATGGCCACACCGTATTCGCTGTCGTCGATACCGGCCTGGCGCGTCTTCTTGCGCAGCTGGGCGTCCAGTGGTGAGAAGGTGTATCCGGCTATTTTCAGGGCCTGCACTGCATTTAAAGCCGTGACTTCGCCCACTTTGGACTGGCCGGTTCCCATGTTGATCTTGTGAATCTCAAACTGAATGCCAGTTTGTACCACATTATCCTTCTTGGGAGCATGGGCCCCGTCAGGAGGTGTCTTCTCCTGACCTACAGGGCGATACCCGCGAGTGCGCAAGGATTGGCCCTTCTCTTTCGGGCGCGTCTTTTCGGCCTCGGGTTCACGCTGAACCTTCTGCTCCTTGGGCTTTTTCGTGGTAGATATAAGCCGACCGAAAAACGAGTCGTTCCGGCGACTATTCCCCACGGCCTGCAACATGGGATTGCCCTTGTCAGGCGCCCCAGTCGGAGCTACATTGCTTGCTTTCCGCTCATACTGGTTAAGGTATGGAGCGGTGACTCCGTCACTTACAGCCAGCCCCTCGGCCTTCTCAATGGCTTCCTTGGCAACACTCAGAGCCATGGCATAGGTTCTGGCTCGCTTTACCCAGTTGATGAACTCGTCAATGGGTTTATTCGCGTCCGTATTTATGGTGTTGCGCACGAGCACAAAGAGATCGGCTTTCTTGGTTCGGTCACCTGCATGCCTCAGATCCTCAACGACAACACTACTTCTTTGAACGTAAATACGGATGGCACCATTATCGATAACGGCCCCCGGCTGCACGGCCTCCGAAAGATAGGATCTCCCTCGAAGTCGATTGGATGTGTCTTGCATTTCCTTCTCCTCCTTCCAGGAGATATTTTTTTTCGATCTACGGCGATGGTTTTGAATCGCCACTGCTGATCAGGCGTTTTTGCTTGGTGATCCAGGTCCACTTGGCCTCAGGTGGGTATCCACGTCGTCTCATGACACTTCCTTCGAAAAAGCAATGGCCATCTTCTTGGCATCGTCCAAGGTCTTGGCTATTTTCCCGGCCATGGCCGAAGGCATGTCGTTCCCATCATCCTTGACATGGTGCCACACGATAAACCCATATATTGCACGATGTGAAAAGCCGTGCAACTTCTGCTCCTTTTCGGAGAAGGCAATACTGACATTGGGATAGGAAACGCGCTTGGCGCCATATTTATCCAGGAACTTACTCAAACCAGAACCCTCCGTAAGATAAAACCGATGTCGAAGTATTATTTTACCCCATCCTGTCGCACAGCATAGGCGATCTGAGTGGCAATAAATTGCTCTTGCTTTTTATCTGACCAACCATCTGGATTTGGCATTTTTAGAAAATCCTTTATAATATTTGCTACGGCCCTATTATTCCTGATCTCATCTTTGTGTTTTTTATCTCTGGAATACTTTACTGCCAAATCGACAACGCGCTTAAACCGATCACCATTACCACTCTCCTGAAGAGTATACTGATAGGTCTCGGTACCAAACGACATCACATTTTCCGTGTGCCACTCCCGGATGGCCTGTGTGGACGATTTTGAACGAAACAGGACAGCACCCCGGCGATCCCGCACTTCAAATACCCCGCTCTCCCCACCTACGGTCGCATGAGGTGTTACCAGGCGTTCGCCTTCCTCGATGAGGGTGGCGCATTTTGTGACCATGCCCTGGAATCCAGAGCTATATCGTCTATTTCTGAGTGTCATATCTAAAACCTTTATTTATTTCAACTTATTCATGAGTTGATTTTTTTATATAGCTCCGTCGACGGAGACATTGAGACTCCCCAATAGCCTGGATGCGTCCGGTCAGGATGCCAATGCACGCCGTCGCAAAACCCATCAGGTTGTCCAGCTGTCGTTCGGTGACACCAAAGGCGATCCCGTAGGCAGAGGCCGCCGTCTGAATAAGACGGACAATCTCTTTCCGGATAAAGCCTGGGGTGACACCGCGTCCCATCTGAAGGGTATGGGCCATGACACCCAAGATGGCCTTGGCTACGCCCTTGGATACCAACACCTCCATGGCCTTCGTTCGACCATCTTTCGCTGCCTTCATGATACGATCAAGGGATTGCTTGGCCGCAGTTGGTGGGGTCCTCATCAGGTCATTGACGACCGCGAGATTCCCGTTACTGAGTTTACCGTATTCCGCCGTAAGATCCCGGAGTGCCTCCAGTAGAACGGCAACGGTGTCGTCGTCAACGTCTTCCCCGATCAGGGAGCGCATGGATTCTTTGACACTCGGGTTCAAGGACATCATCAACTCGTCGACAGGGTCCATTTTCGCCTTCTTTCCGTGGAACTTGTTGGCCAAATTGCGCTTCTCGACAGCCCTGTCATAGGCTTCCTTGGCCCTCCAGTAATCCACAACAACCGGCCCCTTAAGGTTTCCCTTCATGTAGGCCATGCGCTTTTTATCGAGCACATAGGAATAGTTGTGCCCCTCGATCTTCTCCGGCAACATCGCCAGCTTGAAGATCTTAGCCCGTGATGGGCTTTTTACCGTCTTGTCGCGCAATGTTTCCCCTGTCAGGTACCCGTCTCCAACCAATATTACATATTTGTCACTCATGACTATCTCCTAATTATCAATTTTGGACCAAACAAGGCCAGCCCCAATCACAGAACATCCACCAAGAATGAAACCAGTAGCCACAAAAATAAAACCTTTATGTTTTGACCACCAACTATTTTGTATCTTTCGTAATACAGCGTCTTTCCTAACTAATTCAATGTCGGCTTTAGCAAGTTCCTGCTCCAAAATACGAAGAGAAATTAAATATGCAGATTTCTGTATTCTTGAAATTCGATAGACTTCATCATATGCGACCCTAAGCTCAGCGACAGCAAAAGCTTTTGTCTCGTCCATTAGTATTCCGGAGAATGGCGCCTCATCTCCCTCCATTAGCCGAGAGACGCTACCCTTGGTCGGATCCACGTATTCAGGCATGGTAACCACCTCATCCACCTGCTCGGAGATGGAGAGGCGTTCTGGTGTCTCTGGGACTGGGATCGTCTTTGCACATCCAAGGGCCAATAGCACAGTGATCAAGATAGTGTAGAGCATCAGAGACTCCTGTACATACGACGAAGCTTCTCTAACATCTCCTCTATATCGTCAAAGGCAGATGTTAGAGAGCCAGCTACGTGCATCCAGTTTTGATTCTTCTTTAGGGAGGGGTCTTTACGTTCCTTCTTGTCCAGGCGGTTCAGCTCCGTCTCGACTTCGATTTGCAACTCTCCAAGATCGGCGATAAAGGTTTGGAAATCCAGCTCGGTAGCGTCCTTAGTTGCCCGGAAGATCTTCTTCATGGCCTCCTTGAACTCCCGGGATTGAATGACGCGCCCAGAACCCTTCTTGCTTCTCGCCAAGGCATCTTTGAAAGGACGTAATGCGTATTCCATCTCTCCATAGGCATCCGTCGTGTCTTCTTCCTCGGTGGGATCCCAACCAAAATGACCTTCTGATAATTTTCGATCCATAATGTTTCCACATTTAGGACATTTTGTTTCATCACATGGTTTTCCAATAATATGATCGGCAATGTAACCACATTGCGTGCACACACATTTACCACCAGGTCCAAGACCTTTTTTATTTTCTAAATAACTTCTTCTGCGCAAAACCATGACCGTCTCCTAAAGCTTCGTCACTGTGTATTTGATATTGAATCGACTCGGCGCTACCGCCTGAATCGTCTTCCCGTCTGCATTCTCAATCACAAGATCAAACCAATACCCACCATCCTGTAAAGTGTTAGTGTCATCCGGGGTGAAATAGACTTCGAGGATGCCATTGGTGGGATCAATAATGTTGATTTCCGTGTCATCACCACCGGCCAAATCATTCCGCTTTATAATGACCGTCGCCGCGTCCGAGTCCGTTTTCTCCTTGACCGTCAGCCACGCTTTAGCACCTGTTAGGTCGTATGGTGTAGACGGAGATGGGTTGCTCGTCGTCAACGTGAACTTGGCCGTATAATCTCGACCGGCAAAAATGGAAATTCCCGAAGGACAATCACATGACATTCAACACTCCTGTATACTTCCATCTATATCACCACTGACCGCAACATCGGAACTGACATTTTCCACAACCTCAATAGAAGTCGTGATCTCATCGGATGAAAATTCAACCTGGGCTCCCACTTCTTCGGCGTGGGTCATATCAACATCTACTACTATACGATCCTCTATTTCCGTGTGAATGTCCATGAAGTGGTCACGTCTAATGATGATAATCGGTTTCCCACCAACAGCCTTGGGATAGAGACGCCCCTTCGTTACCAATGCCATGCTCATTCTTTCACCTGTCGATATGTCTGGAATTGGTTGATTGTCTCCCAGTTCGTCGTCTGAGTGTATGTGGCCAGCAAGCCCTCTGTCTCCGAACCACCGTCCGTGGCCGCCTCACAGTGCGCCTTGGTGTCAAATATGCGCACACGAGATGTCAAAAGCTGACTATTAGGATCGTATGTTGTGCTATCGATGAAGATGTTCTCTTGACTCAACCCAAGAACCCGACCAACTATCTCCGTGAGATCGTCCACTCTGACTTGCAGTGCTGCAAGCTCAGTATTCAGATCATCCTCGGTGTATTCGCGAATATCAAAATTCCACTCAAAAAGATCCTTATTGTAATCCACGAGAATCTGCACCTTGAGTAAACCAGATGCACCTGCATCCAGTTCAATTTTGTATTCGCCCGTTGTTCCAATTTCTGTGATGGTCACCACGGATGAGTCAACAACGCCATCGCGCCAAACCCATGTGGTAAAAGCGGAAAGGCCGGTTACCCGGGTGAAGCCGTCATAGTCGATACCAGGGAACGAATCGACTATGGTCGTTCCTGACTGTACTTGACGAGACAATCGACAATCATTCTCCTTCCTTTATGGTGAAAGTCTTCACGCTCTTTATATCTTCCTGCATAGAACGCAAAGTCTCAAGGATTTGCACATCCCTTGAGTCACCCTTGGAAGTGGAATCTTTGATTTCGGCCACACTATCCTCTACAGAGGTCACCTTGACATTTAATACCGCCTGCTCTCCCTTGAGCTGGAAGACAAACCAGGCCCCAGAAAGAAGAGCAATCAGTAAGGCGATAATGGCGCCCAACTTTAAAGTCCGCCAGGAATTCAATGTCTTGTTAATAGAGGAAATACTTGAACGAATTTCCTGTAAAGCCTCACCTTGATGACAAACGTGGGGCTTCCCTGCCTCCTCCTTTGCCTCTTTAGAAAGCTTCTCAATGATAGCCAATCTACTGTGCATATTCGCAACCTCTAAGGACGCCACTGTCTTGTCCCTCTTCTTATCTATGGATGCCTGTAACCGCTTTTCCATCTCATGTATCTCATCGCGCAGGTCTCTCCTGGTTTCCTCGATGTCGATGCGCATAATTCAGCCTATTCAATAACATCAGCTTCGCTGTGTCTCGTCATAAAATATCGACAAATGGCAATTTCAGGTTGTGCATTATCATGCATTTTGAAAGGCTGATGATTATCAATGCGAGCAACCAAACTTTGAAATTTTGTCTCACCCAATTTGTCTTGTCCTGGTGTACTCCACAGAATAATCTGTTTGGCAAAGAAAAGTCTAATGATGGCAATTGGATGCGTAATATCACCTCCATCAGCCATTAGATCGATTATCTCTACCCTATCAGCTCTCTTGATAAAGTCGGAAACACCATTGTATCGCGTAATTGGAACTACGATAGGATCTCCACCTGTTTCAATCTTGGCCTCAATAGCTAATGCATTACTACTGTCAAACTTCATTCCTGAAGAAAATTTTATTAAGCATTCACGTAAGACCATGAGTTCGCCACTTTCAGGTGAAATTTCGAATGTGCTGTCTTCAGTACCATTAACCCATGACGCAGGATCCCCCCAATCATGTGTACTCAATGTAACATTTTCAATTATAGTCTCCGGGACACCATGTGCATATATGTTGGCCATAAGATTTCTCCTTTAATCGTTTACGGCATTCCAGTCAAAAGAAAGAAAACCTTGTGTATTGGGAGGTCCAATGACGGTCACTCGATACTTGAACCCAAATTTTGTTATGTTATAAACCACCAGATCAGTCAGGCCATCCATAAAAACATTGGTCAAAACAATTCGATCAGGGGTACTCTCTGGATTGTTATTGAATTGCACAAAAACACGATAGGTGCGATACATCCCATGACTATCGAAAACGTTCTCATGATACCCGTGTAGACCACTCTGTGCCACAACAGGGTATCCACGTAAGGAAAACTGTTCTTCGGTAACATCCTCAATTTCACTATCACCACAGAATGGACAAGATACAGGAAAAGCCTTGGACCTAATATCAAACCATTTAGATTCATTGTAGCACCAAAGACGATACTCATTCAGAATCATACACTCAGTGCCATCAACAACTTGAAATAATAGGGACTCCATCTCTGACTCTAGGGCATCATCGAATACAATAGTAAGATTTCCTGTCTCACTATCATAGGCCATTGATGATGGAGATGAAATGCCAGCTGCGTTCATCTCAAATTGCAGTGTGCTCAATACAACAGAATCCTTTACGAATGTGTATATCTCCGACATCTAATCCCCCTTATGCTAGTCGTGTTATCAATATGCGAGCCCGTCGGATATAAGCAGTACCACTACCGCTCGCATTTTTATAACTAATAACAACACTAATTGTGCCATTCAGAGCTGTAGATATAGAATGCCCACAAATAGAATGAAAGTTCTTCGATCCTGTTCCATTTGCCAATACACACTCTGACTCCGTGGTTCCATCAACATCTACCTTGTAACCAACATTGTACCCATTCTCTTGACCAATCTCCAGGAACCATTCTACCTTGTATCTGGCACCAAGTAAAAGAATAGGCGTCGTCAAGGAAATACGGGAAACATAGGATGTACTTGTCGTTTGCGCCTCTGATTCCTCTGACACGTCAGCAATAACACGATCTCCACCTGTGTAGCGCAAAATAGAACAAGATTCGCTGCTACTAGAAAAATCTAATACTAATTTGGCACCCTCAATATATCGGAAATATATATCCGAATCAACAGTGTCTACCTGAATGGAAGGAGTAAGACTATAAAGATGAGTCAGATCTGATACCTCTTGGCGTGACCACCATTTAACGGAAGCCGAACTTGCACCGTAATAATCATCACTAGAACCCCAAGCATCAAGTGAAGTCATAATGGCACTTAAAAATCCAAAATCAAAAAGGTCTTGTCCAGATGAATTACTGTTTCCAATAATACCGACACCAGCAATATTAATGCCAAAAGTATATCGCCTCGCAATAACCTTACTTGCGCGAGCTGCCCAAGTAGCCTTTGGTTCATACCCATTTGTTCCTGTATATACAAGACTGTTGACGCCAAAACTCTCCAAAAGATACCAATCGTTTTCTGTCAAATTGGATTCGTCTGGATTAGGATTCCAAGTAGTATTTGGATAGGATGCATCATTTTCTGTGCCAATAACGTGATCCATATTCCAAGCATTCGCAAAACACAGATTAGCCGTCGATTGTGCATGTACATAATCGACCTTCGTGTTGAATGCAGTCCTACTGTTTGTTGTAGTAGTACCATAATCATACCCGGCTTCATCCATAAAAATCCCATGAACACCAATCGTATTCCATTGCCCAGATTTAGTCTGAAAAGCCGAAAGAGCTTGGTTGACTGTCACATATCCAAATATTTTAGCATTCGGATTTATTGTCTTAATGCGCGAAATAATAGTTGTCGTATTGCTGTAATCACCATGGGATGGATCTTGAATACCGTCACCAAGGACGATTATAGAATATCTAGCCATATCCTGGGCTACCAACTCATTGTTCCAAGAATTCTGAGCGCTATTAAAAGAATTTAACCATCCATAATAAAAAAGAATGTCCTTTGGAGAACCATATAGAGCCTTATTCACTTGCGCCTGATGCCACCCGGTCTTGCCATGAATAGTATTTAATGAAGTAACAGCTGGATTCAATGCGACAAAACCAGGGACGTATAGCGGATTCTCTGTATCATTAAATAATTCACGTCTATTTACTAATGACTGCATTATATGTGGAGGACCATTTATATTTGTCAATGGGTCTTCCCAAATTGCATTTTCATCAAGAAAGTCAGTTAAATCCTGTGATTGAAAAACAATTTCATCTCCAAGTACATACTGAGATGTCGATGTATTCCAATAAACAATATATTTCAACAAATCATATGGACACTTATTTTGATTTCCTGGATATATAATCTGTTGAGTACCTGAATCATAATCAAAATCGCTTTTACCAGCCTTGAAAATGCGAATTTGACCAGAACCTGTTTCTGCCACCAATCTATAATCAGCCATTACAGATCCTCCCTATATCCCATGGCAAATATTCCAGCACTAGCACCTGATTGCACATAATACTCAATCAATTGACTTGAATCAGTTACCATTGTTTCTGCAATACCATCTTCGCTATGTACTCTCCATAGATCATTAGATGTTTGACCATTTGTCCTAACATATACAGTTTGACCTCCTGTTCCTAAGTTTTTTAGGTGCATAAGAAAATCTCTTGATACTGGAGGTAATTCATCTGAGCAATCAACATCAGTCCATGATGTGTTTGTTCCAAATACTAAGATTGATTTATATCCATCGGTATACATGTATCTACGCTCAATCCCTGTACCGCCCTGTGCAAATGGAATAATATTGCTAGAACTATTATTCCTGAAGGAACCTATCCTTCGCTTCTTTGTGTATCCAGATGGCATAGTAGGACTGGTACTTGAAGTTGAAATTAAACCTGCCGTCGTATCAGTAGTTGGATTATATATAATCCACACATAATACCAAGTGCTCGATGATTCAGATCCAGTATCTAATCCATTTACTCCAGATGATGCTAAACTTACAGAAATAGGAGCTCCATTGTATGATATAAATCCATCATTATCACTGTTTCTGGCTATACCACTTAATATTTGAATCTGAGAAGATGAAAAATATGTAATTTTATAACCATATATATAACCCAATATAGCAACATCTGAAACTATACTGCTAATTTGAATTTTCTTTTTCGCATAAGATGCAGCACTATCCTCAATAAGTATTATGTCCTGATCAGTAGGAGACGACTTTACACTAATGGCATTTATCTCACCAGATGAGTTTACATGAACAGCATTACTATCTGTATGATCTAGGTCTGTAATATCATCCTCAATATGAGTATGTGAAGATTCAGCAGCTCCAACTTGTGAAAATGTAACAGAATGAGGATTATCTGTCCTTACATCATGATCTCCGTCAGTCACAAGATCCAATTGTGATTTATTTGTATGAATATGATCATTGGCAACAGCACTAGTTGTGTCAATATTAGGAACATTACTGAGCCCTATCTGTGTTTTTGTTACAGAATGAGGGTTTCCTGTGTTGGAAATATGACTGTCAATCTGGGTATGTGTATTTGTCCCTGTGTCACCAAAATCACCATGACTTATAGACCCAATAGAAGTTGCCTGTGGATTACCACCAGAATCGCCAAGCCATAATTGATCTTCAGAAAGGACAGGAAGACTAGCTGATCCAACCTCTTGCCACTGAATAGATGGAGAAATAGCCTTTAATAGCCAGACTGTATTATCATCCTTCTGCCATGCAAATAGACCAAGATCAACAGATGTAAAATTTGAGTCACCGGTCCGTGCCGTTGAATCAGAATACTCACGACTGATAGCTGGGTGACGACTTAACAGAGATTCTGCACTATGTTTTGCCATTTGTTATCCACTAACGAGAACGTTTCCATCCTCGTTTGTCAATACATCCCCATCTTCATTGACAAGAATGGTATCCACATCAAACACACCAGTTCCAATAGGAATACCAGGATATGGATGATCCGAATCAAACTGATATAATATACCGTTAGAGCGATACCAACCAACAGTCTCATCCCGATCTGTCGCGTCTTGCACGTATCCACCGGCACTCTCAATGACGTCTTCTTGTGGTTCAATAGGGTCAGGCGTACCAAGGAGACTCTCATCGCCCCCGTCTCCTCCTCCGGCAACAGTCTCGAACTTGGCTACCTGAACCCTATCTGTCCCAATGGCCATTACGCGGCCTTCTTGCCAATGTATTGCGGTTTGACTTCGAGGTCAGTCGCGTTTTTGGCGGTACCAACAAAGATGACGTGGTTACCGGCCGAAACACTCCCGATCCCCGTTACCAGTCCGCCGGTGTTGCCAACGTAGATACGATCCCCAACGGTCGCACCACTCAGGACGCCAACGGCTACACCGGCCCGGACACAGGTTCCGGTACCAGAAGCCGAAATGCCTCCCGACTCTTCCACAACAGCCATGCAGTCCACACGGGCAGTTGTGTTTGCTCGGCACTGACGAACCTGGTTGTTCGTGGTTCCCCACTCAATGGGATCACCTTGATTCAACGCCTCTTCCGCAGTCAGCTCATCTTCCAGTCGCGTGGTCGCAGAGATCGTGTGCGAGTGAAGGGCATCCGCATTGGACCCGTCGGTCAAGGTGTCGAGATTTGCAGCTGTCACCGTGGCGCCAACCGCAACACCATTCACCTCGAACAGGGATGGCAGGCCTTTGACCCGGAGACCAGTGGCCGTCTTCTCCAAAGTGGTCCCATCGAGTTTGACTTCGAGGTCGCCAGAACCGTCAAAACCAAGACCAGGAGTTGTGGCCGCAATATCAATCGCGAACCCACTGGCCGTGATTTCCATACCGGCTGTGGTATCGGCGATACCCTGGAGATCACCTCCACCATCGAATCCAAGTCCCTTATTTGAGGCCAAGGACATCCGGAGGATACCCGAGTTGACCAGGAGACCATACTCTCGATCCACCGTTACCTTACCTTTGATGCCACCACCGGAAGCCGAAGTAGCGTCAGGGATGGACCCGGAGCCATTCATTTGCTGCCAGGTCGCAGCGTCATCATCCCAGCTGTACATGGTATCGTTGTTACGGGCATTGTGCATCTCACCCGTGACCAACGAAGCTGTAGTGCGACGGAAACCGAAGTTGGTGCTACCTGGCGCCGAACTCGGCATTGCAGCCAAGGTGGAGGAGTTGTACTGGTCCGCTCCACCGAAGTTGACGTACTGAATGTCAGCCTGCGTGGCCCAGGTTGCATAAATCTGAGATGCGGTACCATCGTTATCATCCTCGACGATCACAACGACACCGTCCGTGTCGATGGACTCAAGAAGCAAGAAGGCTGCGCCCCAGATAGCACTCCCATCACCATCGATAGCAGCCGCCAAATTGGACATGGTATCAGCTACGGTTGCACCGATTGTGTACTGAACATCGCCGCCCGATGTGGCGCCATACGTACGGGTCGTGGTCCCATCCGTGATGATGATGGTATCACCAGCGGTTGGGTTATTGGCCATGGTCAGGACCGTGGCAGCTAGAACACCCTCGGTATCGTTGAGCTGGTTCTCATGGAGAACTTGCTCTTTTACCTGACCACCATTGATGACAGCGCTATCCAACTGCGCCTTGTTGACGGCATCATCTGGATCAGTACCGGCAGCCAAGCCAGTGATCTGATTGTCACCAACGGCCAGATCACCCGTCAGTGTGAGACCAGCCAAGCTCCCGCCTGACTGACCATAGGAAAGGGCATCACCGGAAGCAGTCGCAGCCGCCAGACCTGTGATCTTGTTGCTTCCCATTGTGATGTTGCCGGACATTGCAAGTCCACCAAGGGCAATGTCATCAGCCGCAGCCATTTCCTCCGCGCCGACTTCGCCCAGGAATAGGGGTTTCCTCGTTGCCATTATCTACCTCCCGACGGACGTTCCGTCTTTCACGCGTCGGCTTTTCCGGCCTCCGCCTTTTGTTTAGCCCGATTGAATGGTTCCTCAACCACCGAGATGACCCGGGTCTCTGTGTCGTAACTCGTATTTGGATTGGAGAAATTTACACCATATTTCTCGCTCAACTTATTGATTAGTCTCTTCTTTTTGTCGTTCAGCTCGATATGCTCCTGTGCCAAATCATTGGCATCCTGGCGCATTTTGCGAATCTTCATAACCGTTTTCATTTCCAATTGATCCGCCTCCACAGACATTAGTCGTGAGGAGGCGGCAACAGCTCGAATTTGCGAGTGGAGCAATTCCAAGGTGAGCAAATCCACCTCTGTCAGGACCTTGTGGTCAACCCCCTTTACATTCATCACCTCGGGGACAAAGACGTCCTCCTTGGCCTTCTCAGGAGCTGATTCAATCACCTGTTTGTTTTCCCCGGTCTTTGTCATTTCCTTTGCCTCTGTTTCCTTTTTCATGGTTTTCTTCCTTGCCATTTTTCTTCCTGCACTTTCTCTCATCTAGACATAACGGACTTGAACTCGTACTTGTTAACACGATCTGCCGCCTTCCTGGTTCATCGCGCCACTTGGCGCTCCACAGGCGTTTATGGTCCCACGCGTAGCGTGTGACATTGTCTCCCAATGCCTTTGGGCGACCTTTATGAACTTTAAAAAGAACAACACCTATTACCAATTTACCCTACACGTTTTATGAGATTCAAGCTTCCGCCATTATTGATTTGTAAAACATCAGAGGCAACTGGTGTACCCAGAAACTGCACCAATGAATATCCACCAGGACCGATTACGGGCTGGATCGATGATAGTCGGCCGTCAACCCCCAGGAAATACACCGTCCGTACAATATCCAATCCTGTGAAAATTTCACACAATCCGTACATTTGGATCACCCCCACCGTGGGGGTCACCTTGGAAACCAATACGCCAATCGCTGGCATTTTGCCGATATCCTGTGGATCTGCTCTCTGAACACGCAATTTTCCGTTTACAACTTCACCACGTTTACATACCCAATCTCCAACCGTATCCGTGGAGAGACAAGCAACCTCCTTGTACTGTCGAAGGTACCGGAGGTCAGCCCTTGGGATCGTAAGTGGGTTGACTAAGCTTGGCATGGGCCCTACTTTGGGTTAAAGATTTTGTTCAAGGTAAAAAGCGAGCTTATCCAAACGGGCCTTTTTATCTTTATCCCGACGGATTTCCTGAAGCTCCTTCCGTTTGGCCGCAGACTGTTCTTTGATGATCGCGTGATCCACCTTTACATCAACGAGAGCCTGGTCGATTCTTTCGCGCGCATTCATTGAAAAGCTTGGTGTCTTCTCCGACAGAGCATCATCAAGCTCAATCTCATTGGCCTCATCTTTGCGTCTCAGAATTACGATTGCCACAATAACAACGGCAAGTAGGATGGCCCACCAAGCAATTCTGAGAAAACCCCAGACCATCCGAAATCTTGTTTTTAACTTCTCAGACATCCTCTGGTTCCTCCGATTTGGCCTTTCGGCTGGCCTTGCTCCCCAGAAACATCTTGATCTTATCCCCAAGAGCCTCACGCAAAACCCCATATAGACTGGAAGACAAGGACCCGGCAATGCCGCCAATGACGCAACTCTGAACCATGTCTGTCATAGGGCGAAGCTGTGGAATCATGGCAATGCCAGCCCCCAACGAAACCGGAAGAAGTCGCAAGACCACTTTCCATACCTTATGGTTTTCGATATGATTCGGCAAAATTTGACGGATCATCCATATGATTGTCCCCACTGCCAAAAGGACCAGGATCGTATTGGTGTTGATGATTGCATCGATCATTTTACATTTCCTTCCTGAAAACTTCTTTCTACGTCTTCGATTATACTACGAAACTTTTCAGTTAAAAGCTGAGCACCACTTTTTCCTTCCCGAGCGCCTGCACGCGTAAGCAATGCGAAAATCCCTTTTGGAACAGCCATAGGAATCAGAATCACATTACTCTTGGGTTGACCATCATTGTCATCCAGGGTGAACTTCATGATTTCCTCTTGTACAAGTTCGCCAAATCAGCGAAATCAACAGCACTGTATGGGTAAATCTTTCCGGCGATTTGGATCGTCTCAGAACAACTAATCGCAATGCTGGCAAAACGCGTCTTCCCACTCTGAAACCAATTCATTCGCGTTGTATCAACTGAATTTACAGTAACATAAATTCCACTGCCACCATTATTAAACAATAAATCAAATTGACGCGGAGAATTACTAGCAAAAGAAGATTCTGTTTTCAAATTTCCACCAAGGTAATTATTCGGTGCAAAAAGCCATACCACTGGAGGTGCATGAGCCACCTCACTGTCCCCAACTGCCTGATAAGTAGGCAAGGTCAACATGTTCAACCAGGCAATAGCCGCCTCCACGTTGACATTGAATTTGTCCTCTTTCACCTTACCATCCATATCTGTGGAAAACACCACTGTAAAGTTGATGGTATGCTCCCCTCCACCCGTCCATTGACGGAGAGGCACCGGGAGCCCAGATATCGATTTTCCAGACCAGTTCGACGTTCTGCTCGTCTGAATACTCTCTGGCCAATATTGTAGCACCTTGGCGCCACCATAATCATCATTCTCTGCCCCACTGTCATCAATAGGCATCACGATGAATTCAGCAGGCTTCTGAAAACCAATAAAAGGACCTTCTAATGCTCCAAATGTACCAGCCATTACTAAAACTCTGAAACTATTCGTGCGAAAGTACCACCAAAACCAAATGATACCTCTATAATCTTCGTGTCACCATTACTGAAACTTATCGGTATAGTTGTTCCTGTCTCCCAATTCCATGCAACTGGAAAACCATCCATTGTATAAGATCCAGATGAACTAACATATAACCTAATTATCTTACCATTATCATTATTACTAACCGTAATGCTTGTTATATTTTCACCTAAATATAATGAATAATTATTGGATAAATCAGCATCAATAGATAATACACCAGATGATGACGCGACAGTTTTAGGAATATTGAATAGTGACCCTGTTATCTCTAGACCCTCAGATGGATACATTGATATTTTGCTATTTGAGTATATGCTTGCATAAGAATCACCTCTTATGTTTATTCCTGTACCTTGGGAATTTATTGTACTATGCCACGGTGAAAGTGTATAAAAATCATTTGTTACATACCCCATATATGTTCCCGATGACATATTATGTGCAAATGCAGAGAAGAAACCACCATTCCTGATTCCAAGTATAGATACATCAGAAGTTTCAAGAATTGATGATCTTATTTGGCCTGTTCCGGCATCCCAAAATCCACCCTGTAGAATAAAATATGTTTTTACACCCATATATATAGATACGGTATCTTCTGATACCAAATTATTCGAAAATATACCACCACTTCTATACAGTAATACATATTCATCAGTAGGTATGGTTTGCGTATCTATCCTTGTGTCATTTATGTGACTCAACAATGTTTGCAAGGCATCCTGTATCGTACCTGAAGATAATGTCCATCTGTCATTTGCGTTACCTTCTTTTTTTGATAAAATATCTTCTGCATGAATTGCACTGTTTGACACAGCAAATCCAAGTGATGATAAATAGTTTTCACCGTCACTTATATTTATTCGCCTGGAATGAACACAAGCAACAGTATCATTATCAATCGATCCTGAACTAACAGATAAGTATACCCATGGGTTTGTATAGAAACCAAAACTGTCAGCATGAGTCGATGGGACAATGATTGTAATATCATTACTTGTTTTTAGAAAATCAACAGATACTATTGCACCATCAGAATTTACGTATGGACTATTACTATATACATCTTGAACAATTTTAATGAATGATTTAACGGATGAACTTATTGTGCTTTTTCCAATATAAATATCACCGATTAACTGAAATTTAATATTCGATGATATTGTTACACTTGACACGTGTCCAACTGATTTTTTATGCGATGACATATATGATGACGTGATGAATCTATTGGATGCACTAGGTGAACCAGGATCACCAACTAACGCATCTTTTTCATCAGAACTTGGAATTCTGTATGCAGAAACATTATCTAAGAGCCCAAACTCTCTATCTGTGCTAAGCACCGATCCAGATGTGACCCGTTCTGGATATGGTTTAGGTGCCGACCCAGCCAAGGGGGTAATGGTAGCCTGATTTAGTCCTGTGTCAGAAGCATGCAAGGTTACCTGGCAAAAAACCAATTCGTCTTTCCCAACAAGGTGCTTATCAAGGGGAAGTACATCTGTCATAAAAAACTCACACGTTGTCGCTGAACCTGTCGTGTACGTGATCCGTAGGCCAACATACCAGTCTTTCTGGGTAGCCACGGGAAACAAAGAGCTGCAATCGATCTCAGTTGCATCAGGATCGCGAAGGATCATCCCAAATCCATTTGCGGTATCCTGCACAACATATTTTCCAGCTGCAATACGTAGGGTCGTGGTCGTGGAATAGTCGACATCGCCACCCTCGTACAGGCCAGGGGGGATCACGCTCATTTGGCGATTGATCCCACGGCTGACATAGGTCTCTTCCCAGCGGGTACTGACTTTCTCGTTGGAAACACTTTGTGTCAATTCAGCCATGACAACTCCTTAGAAAATGAAATCAAAGGTGTGGACGATTTCCAATGGCGCCACTTTCCTTTGCTTATCAAAAGTGAAATAGGCGATCAAGACATCATTGCTGTCAAAAATACCGCCCTCGAAATAATATGGCGTTCCACCATAGGAACTACCCCTACCATCATCGATACCCTCAACCGCCTGCAATTTCATTTTGCACCGAACGGTTGCGTATCCAGTCCCTCTCACGATGACTTCCGTGTCCACATCGGCCCCAAAGCTCTTCGTGAAAGTAAAAAGCTCGGGGTTCCCGTCAGAAGCCAATGGGGATCCAATCGCCTCAATATCCGTGTAGGCAACCCCGACGGATGCATCTTTTCGACGATCATGGTATTTGAAACGCACACGAACCACGTTGCCAGCACCAACAGGATCATCAAACGTGACATCCAGAGCCCCTGTCTTATAGTTGATTGTCCCTGTCCCGTCGCCGGTCAGCCCCCCCTCTCCAGTGGTATCCGTGACTGACTGCACCACAGTCGAAATGCCCGTTATCTCCTCAACCACCAAAGGATAATGCGTCGAGTCATCAGAAGGACCAATTGCAACGGGTAAACGAGTGACATAGATGAGCCCATCAGCAGTATCAACGGGAATGGTCTCGTTAAATTTTATGAACGTATTTCCACCAGACTCTGTTGCACCTCCACTGTCCACAGTATAGGCCCCATCGTTACCTGATGAGTTTTCAATTCGTACCAGTACATCTCCTGGGAAAAAATCCGCATACTCACCGGAGATCTCAACCTCATTGGTCACAAGGTTGATGTCGATGATGGCAAAATCACCGCCACTGATCGTGTGAGTATAGTTATCTTCCGCCCCAGAAGCAGAAGCATCAATGACTTCGGTTACCTCAGGAGAAAGAATGAATCCGCCCTCACCAATCTTGAAGTAAGAAATTTGAGCCTGAAGCATATTCGCAATCGCATCCAAACCAACTGTTGTTTTCACACCTGAACCACTCATAAATCACTCCTCACCATGAAGTATCATCCAGGGCAACATGTAACCCAGGTGTATCCAATGGTTCTGTATCACCTTCAATCACATCGAAACGATACACAATATTTACACCGTACATTTCTTCGAGAAGCTCTCCGAGGATCTCCACATGGACAGGCAGAATGTCCCTCTCTATTTTTGTAAAGAGACGAGTGAAAGCATCCTGTATCGTGAACTGATCGGAACCAGAAATCTGGTTTGGCGTCACCGAAAGACGAACATAAGAAGTTAAACATTTACCGCATCCACCCATTACGCATCCACCCTCAACCGGATCATAGTCGGCAAGAACAGGAGTCCCTGTCGTCGGATTTGGACCGTAAAAATCAAAAGCCATCCATCCTGTGTCGTAATCTATGATGCCAATACCATCTCCGGATATGACACCATTGCTATTATCCGTCAACTCTTTATCATTAACACCATCACGGCACAAAATAACAAGTGTCCCAGGAGTAATAGGTGCACATTTCAGCTGTATTAAGTACGAACCGTTTCCGGTTTCAAAACTCCACGTAAATGGCATTTATTTTACCATGTCACAGGCAACTCTTTCGTTGCCTCGTTTCCAAACTGATCCGTTGCTGTCACTCGAATCACCACTTCTATATTTTCATCCCATGGAATATTTTTTTCAATTTTTATGATAGTTTTCTGAGGATCTGATTGGTGAAAATCAACATAACTATCAGGGGCATTATATGGTGATACAAAATTACCATTGGTGTATGCATCCACAAAAGCACCTCCATTCTCGCTTACTTCTACTCGAATGTTCTGTATACGACTGGAAAAACAGTAAATTTCAGTCTTCGCCGCAACAAAAAGGATTGAAATTTCAGTGCTTCCGTCACCTGGATTCGATTCATTAAATCTTGGTTCAATATCAGTTTTTACACCACCAAAATTAGAACGACCAAACGGTTGATGACCCCAACCACCATTATCACCTGTAATAATACTCATATGTCTCTCTCATTCCAAAATGTAGTGTAAATAGTAATATATCAATCAACTTAAAACACCAAGCCAAAGTGCATAATAACTACCTCCATCAAAATATATCCATGCTGCATATCTTTGTGATGCAGAAACAGTAAACGGAGCAGAGCCACCAATTGATGACCATCTCCATCCAGAAGGACTATCAATTATCCCGGATATAGTAGAATAAAACCTAATAATAAAAAAACCAGGACCCCTTGGATCAGATACACTCCATGTATTTATTGATGCACCTACTGAACAATAGAAGAAATTGCTTTTTTCAAAATCTATAGTCACATTGTTTGATATAACACTTAACGTCTCAACAGATTCACCTGTAAGTGATCTACCGATCATTAACGTATCCTCAACGTGAAGATATGTACTACCAGCTGTTCCTCCAAGAAAAACTCTACCTTTTGATGCTGATCTTGATATACCAATCCATTGTGTATCGTCACTACTGACACTTGTCGCTGAATGCAAGAACAAACATGGGTCGTTTGATACTGTATCATGATTGTGATCTATATCAATATTACCAATTGAAGTGATAATTATATTTCCGTTCCCCTGATCTGTTGTAGTATTTACACCAAAGTGTACACCGTCATCACCATAGGCTCTAACTTTCAAAAAATCAACAGAAGACAAACGAATACTCATTGTATCTTCAAACATAGAAGCTCCATACACATACATGTCACCATCTAAATACGTATTCAAGCTAACTTCGATGTTTCCAGTTACTAAATCACCATTATTTGATAATCCATGATTTGTAGACTGAGCACCAATTGACAAAAACCCTGATCCCTGCTGGATTTCAGAACAAGATCCATTATGACATAAAGACATCCATTTTGTACTGTCAGAGTCAACATCTACACTTGAAAATAAGAACAATGTTGGATCTGACGATAATGATCGCTCATGACTTTTTTGGGCATTACTAGATGTAGTAAGTATCAAATTGTTATTATCAGCTGGACTTGTACCAGACATGCAAATATGGATACCATCATCTTGGTATCTATGAATCTCCATATATATTGAATATGAATCACTAAGTCTCAATAATGGACTAGTTGAGGAACACCTTAGTTCCAATGCAGGACCACTCAAGTTTACACTATCGCTATTTATAAATAAGCCTGGATATGTAGCACCTGATGGAGTAGATATACTAACAGAAGACGTGTCAGCTACTATACTACTTCCTTCGTTATATGCATCACCTAAACTTATTGCATTATTAGAAGATTGGTTTATAGCATTTAAAATACTAACAGATCCATAATTACTTACAAAATCATTCCATTCTGACTGTGAATTAGAAACATAAAGATTACCAGAATATGAAGAACCTACTTTTAGGTAATCTTCGATTGATATTCTACAATGAGCACCACCAATATTGACAAATGATGATGCATCAACCCCATTAGCGTCCAAATTCAATACAGCCGCACCAGAGGAACTTGTTGCCATAACATTTACAGATGATCCAGCATCACCAACAGCATACAAGTTTGCACCGGCTATAGATACAGAAGTAGAACGTAGTTCAAAATCCGTGGATCCAAAATCAATAATTGGATCTCCAGATTCAAACTTCACAGAAAACAACTTTGCACCACCAGAAGATAAACCAACTTCACCATCAGCCACTAAATATAATCCAGTATCAATATCACTATTAAACTGTATACTAGGGTTATCTACAGTTCCATTCCCAGATCTTAATCTTGTACTCGATGATATTGGTTGTAACACATCAAAACCAACATCTAAGTCCCATGATACACCATTGTCAAATTTTATCAAAAGATCGTTTATTTTTTCCTCAGTACCACGACTTCCATCATATGGACTCTGTGAATTATCCTGGTTTGTCTCATTTAATGCAGGTAAACAACCACCAGTGCCTAAAAGCGCAACACCTATATATAATGTTGTTGCACTTTCATCAATCTCTCCTTGGTTTACTGTTAATCTAATTAAATATCCATATCTTGTGGATAATGTAAACTCACATGTATGTGACGTTGGATTTGTTATGACAATAGTCTCTCCAGGAGGACCACTTATCATTTCCCATAAATATGAAGACTCAGATTTGTTCTGCGCCTCACATTCAACATCTCCAAGACTAATATCTCGCCGAGAACGATCCCAGTATGTGTACCCAGTAGCTGGTGGTTGATTAATACGAAATGACGAAACACTCATAGATCACCTCTTTATCCAATCACACCAATCTGTTCCTCGCTGACATGAGGTCCAGTTGTTGTATTATTTGTCCCAGAGCTCCAAACATGGGAAACATCCACGTTGAAGCCGTGAATGGCACAAAGAACCTTGTATGCATTCTCAGTGCCCTTGATTAGCCGCCATCTGCCAACAATCTCAATTTTCGTTCTCTGGAATTCCTCAGGCTCATCCAAATCAGGAATGATCCCAAAGTTGCCCGCAATGTACCGAAGCAAGTCCGCTCTGGCCGTCCTCGGATCAAGTACGTAGTCGTGCGACTTATAGATGAGGAACTTCAATTCATTGATAGGCATCGCCAAGCATTGAACGAACTTTTGGAACCATCCACCCGTATCAAGATCTTCCTGTTTCTTGTACTCAGGTAGTTCTTCCCAGAGTACTTGATAGGCCCAGTCGGTCCGGCCGAATGGATCCTCTCCAAAACTCCCGTGTCCAAAGCCAATCATTACACAACATCCAATTGATTGCGCAGAACAATATTGTTTCCACGACGAAGGCCAACAAATACCTTGTTGAAGTTGTCGCCGATCCCGGTACCAGAACTCAGGGTCAACTCCTTGATGCCACTCACTGGTCGTGCTACTTCGACATAAACAACCTCACCATCGGCAATACCAACCAAGGAACCAGTAGGGATCACAATTTTTCCGCCACTCAGTGTTGAGATAATTTCCAGATCGACAGACCATGAGAGCGTCCCAGTACCGCTATCGAAACCGACTGTCCCACCACCAGTGAGCACCAAATTCGTGTTTTCAATCGCAACCCAGACATGCGCGTCAATCGAATTGATTAAAGCCTTGAAAATCGGATACCATTCAGGTTGACCTTCTGTGGGGTATTCCAGATTCAATTTACTCGTTGTAGGCATCCAAAACTCCTTACGTACCAATCAGGACAGAATGGTATCGGCTATGCATTACCAAGTTGTCTCCAATACGTTGGGCAAAAAAGGTCCTTGTCCTTAAACTATCCATCGAATCCACGGCAGTCATTGTTGCCGACGTGATCGTGTTGATAGGCCTCGAAATAGAAAGACATAGGATTTTCCCATCGGTGACTCCCGTGATAGAGCCAGCTGGGACAGTAGCCTTCCCCCAGCTGATCATGGAGAAAACACCAATATCCTCAGACCAAGAGACCTCATTCGTAGCCGAATTCAATACAATCGTACCACCGCCATAAATGACAAAGTTTACATCCTCGATAGAAGAAAAAAGATCCGTGCTCATACCAGTCATCATTTCCTCAAAAAGCCCATACCAGGACTTATCCCGGTAAGAAGGAAATGGCCACTGGAGTATATTGGTTCGGTTCAATCTGTTATCTCCTCTACCGTGATCTCCCACTTGGTGATCACTTCATATTCCCCAACAAAAAGATTCCCATTGGCATCCACCGTCGGAGCTATCCCTGTGTTCAGTGAGGACTCATACCGGGTATTCGTAATACTCGTGTTGTGATATTCGACACCATCGACGGCATCAATAACGTCATAGTACTCACTGCGAGACAACTTGCCACCATAGGCGCGATCCTTCAGCATGGCGTCCATGGCGCTCTCGACACTGGCACGTACCGTGTTGAACACAAACTGATCCTCTACCTTGATACGGATAAGCATCTGAACACCAACAAGATAATAGTCCCCACTCACAACACTGTTGTTCACAGTTACAATTTTTCGTTCATCAAGATAGATTCTCAAATCGTTTTTGAGTGCATCGGATGGAGCGGTGTAAAAACCATTCTCATCTTTCGTCAAACATGATACCCGAACAATATTGGCTTTACATGGAGAGGAGATCACACCGTCCAAGTATTCACTCAGGGCGTCAACGTCACCCTCAATTTGTTCAGGGATGGCACCCGCTAACGATGCTTGCGCGCGCGAATTGGCAGTCAGCACCTCTATGCTGTCACACAAAGTGTCTACATCAATCAAGATGGCTGATGCCGCTGTCACGGTGCTGTCTATGGAGGCCCCATAAGATGAGAAATCACTATTGGCCGTATCAGCTGCATCAATCTCTGTGTCGGCACTATCCAACACCCCTTGTATGGCCTCGTTGATGTACTGATATGTTGCCACGATAGGAACGCCGTACTTCCCAGCAACGCCACCAGGGGCCGTTGTAAACGTCATTGAAACAGAACCCGAGATGAAGTTAACGGAACCTGTTACACCAGTTGCAATGATGTTCCCATTGGTATCTGTATAACCAGAAGTGCTAGGTGGAAATACCTCAACAATCAAGGATGTGCCGTAAATTCTTGGACCACTATATTCAATGACTGATGCACCGATATATTTCTGAATCTGCCGGAGCTGACCACCAATGCGAATCAATTTACCAACATCGGCAGAGCTGAAAGACACTGTCATAGTGGCCGTGAGTCGGCCTGGAGTCGTATCACAGTCACCATCCGTAGCATCACTGCTCGCAACTGTGCTGCCAACGACAAATGAAAAAGATCCTGGTTTAATTGGCTTCATCGCCAACGTTTTAGCAAAAACGGTTGTGGTCCCATCCCCGGTACCGATGATCTCCTGGTATGGCAGGAACTCAAGCTGCGTTTTGGCAAGAGCGGTGTATTCCTTCGCTTCTGCTAGATCCCCATGAACCGTCGTCACATTGGCAGATATGGCCGCCGTCTGCGTAGAAATAGAACCATGCAATATTGCAATCTGATCTGCATCATCCCGGATCGTTCCTGATGTACCGGCCTCGCCTGTCACATCATCGATACCATCCTGATCCAGTGTAATCTGATCAAGGTACCCTTGGAGTGTATCCTTCTCTGCGTTGATAGCATCCAGTAAAGCTTGAAGCTCAATGTCATCCTCAATCCCGCGTACGATGATAGCATTTGCCTTTGCGATGGCCCCCGAGATGGAACTAAAGCTTCCGGCAAGAATTTCATAATCACCTTGCGTGACAAGACGGTCAGCAGAAATGAAGAATCTTGGAGCATTCGCCTTGATGCTCTCCATGCTTTCGACGTCAGCACCACCGGATACAGCCTTTGTGTTTGTCACCTCAATAGGAATGGTCTGGAAATTCGTGACCACTGGTGTATCGCTCACATTGATGGAACCCGAGATTGCCAAGCCAGCACTTTTACCTTTCGTCGAAGTGTACCTGACTCGAATCTCTGTCCCACCCGGAGGGATACGACCGATGACGCCATCACCAAAACGAAGCTTCGGTGGGCTTGTCGCATACTGAACCTCGTAGGCATCTTCGACACCGTAGGGAAGGAAATCATGCTCTGTCCACTCAGCCAGATCTACGGTGACCTTCACGCGATCACGGGCCAAGAATTCATTAGCTGGAACACGTGAAAGCAAGAAGGTCTGGTTCGGTGTCCCATCACTTGTAAAAACCTCGGTGTACGTAATACCCTGGTATACCCCAACAGTTTTGGTGGTATTTCCGGCGCCAATCACCTGGTCCGAGGCTAACTCATATGTTTGACCATTTGGACCTGTGAAACGATGCAATTCGTTCAGCGGAACATCAAACCCATAGGGACCCTCTTTGAGGGTCACCAGTAGGTCAGCAGACCCCGCAACGGCAGGTTGTGGTTTATACCCAAGGTATCGAGCCAAGCGCGCCACGTTACTGGATACGCGCGCCAGCTCCATGTAGTGATCATCTGTTTCACGATCCATGTACCAGGAGAGCGTATCGAAAGCAGCTGCCACATATTCGGCAATCATCATCGCCGCGTCCGAACTCATGAAATCATTGAAGGAGTTTCCCCATTTTTCGGAGATATATGCAACGATCTCATCCAGAAATGTCTGGTAATCTTTTGCAGAATATTTGGACCGCACCAGGGTGATCTCGTGACGCATCTCGTCTCGGACTGCCGCACCTTCGGCCATTTCTACCCAATTCGGATATGAACCATCACTTGGATCCAGTACTTGTATAAAAATCTTATCCAAGGATGTGTTGTAGTACCGATCCCATTGATCAGGACTAGCTGGTGCAGAAGAATATTCTGGTATCGCTAAAATCATCCTTTAACCCTAACCCCTATCCAAGGAAACGGACGCTTGCTGACGAATCCCCTGATAGGAATAGTCCACAATGACATCCACTGGATCATTATCCTGCGCACCCTCCACGACGTCAACGTTTAGCACACTGATTGCAGGAAGGTGGAAGCGAAGCGAATTGGTGATTTCTCGTGAAGCCAGGGCATTCAATAGGGCGCCCTTGTTTTCAAAAACGAGACGGATGACATGGCTTCCATGAAGCGTATTCATCTTGCGCTCTCCGACTGTAGTAAAAACGACATCGGAAATTGCCGCCTGTATAACATCCTCGTCATAAGCAAAGTCAGGCACCACTTTCCATGGCCAAGTTGTTCCCATGAGTCCATTATTCATATCCATCTCCTAAAATACCAAAGCCGGAGGGGGAGGTCCGGCTGGTGGAGGCGGTGTCGTATATGTCACCAGAACAGTCTTCGTGGCGATATCGAGCTGGGTTGCTATCTGTAACGCAATCGAATCTTCCGTATTTTTCGTATTCCCAAAGGCAGCTGCCAGCGGTGCGACAATAGCCATTGCTCCGGATACCACAGTGACAATCCCCGTAGCCGGACCGCCAACAAAAGGTACGGGAGGAAGCAGCCAATACGCATTCACGGCGTCGCCAAATGATTGGGCAACAGCCTGTGCACTCCCATTTTCTCCCAAGGATAGGGCAGCAAGAATGAGACCCTCAAATGCTGGTTTCTCGGCTCCTGTAAACACGGGTAAACCGGGGGCTGCAACTGCATTTTTGCAGTAACTATCATATTCTGTGGCAATCTGACGCGCCACATCTGCTGGTGATGATAGCTGTGATTTAAAAACTTGAGCCAATCCAGCCTGCAATGTTGCCATAACGAGTGGCATATAACCCTCCTACGGGAAAAGGACCTTATTGGTCAAAACGTCAGTCTTGACTGGCATCTGCAAAGGTGGAACATTCAGCGGGGGACCACTGGGGCCCACCCCCGTGCCATGCTTGTGGGCCAGATAATGCTGAAGGAATGTATTAACAAACCAATCAAACCATGTCGTCCCGCGTACTGCTTCTTCACCAGCCGCATCAACCTTCAGCTTACTCACCTGGAGATCCATTTCCTCACCATTGAATTTGAAATTCTTGCTTCCCGTGGCCTCCATAAGATCCTTGGATAGAGCAAGCTTATTCCCATTGTAATCCTGTACAATAGTGCCATCTTTATCCTGAATTATGGAGTTTCCGCGCTCATCATAGATTTTGTTGATGTTCTCGTCATCTTCAACAGCAGTCATCTCCAATACACCACCCTTGTGATTCTCGATGCGGACACTCCCGTCCTTGTCGATGGTCACATGGGTAACTTTTCCTTCATTCTCCCCGCTGTTCCACAGGAAGTGACAATACCGATCCTCTGGATTATCACAGAATGCAATCTCGTGCCCTGACTTTGTGCGGAACATTCGGATTACCGGAGCCCCATCAACATATCCCTTTGGGGTGAAGTTATCACTCCCGCCAACCTTGGGCCAGCTCCCACCCGTGTACTTGGGGTACGATGGGTTCCCATTTCGAAATGTCACCGTTACAGGATCGCCAACATCGGGAACGACAAAGAAACCAGAATCCCTACCCGACCAAAGCGAGGTTGGCCACGCCCAGTCTCCAATAGGGACTCTCCCGGCAACACCAGGCACCTTAACCTTGATGCGTCCCTGCTCACTGGGATCCTCGTTATCCACACAGACCCCATCATACTCCCCGTAATAGAGGCCAAAATGTTCTAACCCATATTTGAGAAGGGAATCCAAAAATCTCGTAAAAACACTTTTCATATGCCAACCTTGGGTTCCAAATAAAGCTCATCAACATTGCCATCAGCAGGCTCCTCGGCGGTAGCCGCCTCCCCAGCGAGGGCGTCTAAATCAGAATCTGCAACCGGGAATCCACGACCGAAGAGTTCGCCATCCATAGAGGCACCATCACTGCTTATGGAAACCGAAGCTTCATTGATCATGTACGTACTGGAGAAGTAGTCGCCAACACCGATCACCCGGACATACATTCCAGGCAGAAGATTTGGAATAGCAATGCCGGTCATCTTGGCGATAATTCCATGCTCCCCAGCCTCGTCACCATAAACGCCGGAAATCTGGTTGGCGAAAAAGGCCTCACTCTCCTCTCCATTCAATGGAGGGGTATAACATCTCCCCCCCTCATCAATATCGCCATTTACCGCAATGGATGCCTTTACACGTACATCGCCCATTCCCTTCGTTTCATTCCCGTCAACATCAGATGTCGTGTACGTACTTTTAGAGGAAAAAGAGTTGTCCTCGGAATTCGCCTCTGTCACAGAAGTGGCCTGCGCCTCCGCCTCTGGATCACTATTGGGTCCATACATGATCGATTGTATTCCATGAAGGTTCCGAATAAAAAGAGCACCCATTGATTCCGTACTGAAAGACGTCATTGGCAGGACGTTCTTTGTCACGTCAACTTTGGCATAATAACCAAAGGTCGCGTTCACGGTTGGGTACCCCGGGACCGGTGCAACACTGTCAATCAAGACGAGCTTCTGATTCTGAATGATCATACGGGCGCCACATCTCTCCACCTCAAACATTAGGAATTGCATGTCCGTTCGCCCCCCTTGGACAAAGGAACTCTGCTCGGTCTCAAGTAGTGTTTTGGAGTGGTTGTTGATGATGGCGTAATCAACCTCTAAGCCATATCGATCCGCAATTTCAATTGCAATCGAAAGCAACGTGCGTGGACTATCCGTTGATGCCCAGTCCCTGCTTCTGCTCATGCGATCCATGTGCCAAGCCAGTGCTGTCCCCTCAATCGTAATAGATATGTCTTCCCCAAAGCTGATTTGTGGTTGACCCATGAAGCCATAATGCCAATCGGAGATCATGCCCTCCATGTCTGCATACCCCCACCGGATAGCAATCGTATTCCCGAGTCGAAACCACTCACTGTCCTTCGAAATCAGATTGATTGCTTCCTCGTATGGTGGAGACAAGGTAATAGACATACCCATGTTGACGTTCCTAGCCATATCCAAACGAACCTCTTGCACATAGGGCAAATTCTCATCACCACCAAACAGGGAAAGAGAGGCCGTTCGTCCAGTCTTTGGATTCGAAATACGACAGTCAACGAAGGGGCTCTGAAATGCCATTAGAAGAGTTCCTTTCGCACCTTGGAGGCGTTCGGAATGATAATGCGGCGACCGGGAACAAGATCATCAGGGAAGCTCCTCAGATTGTTTCGATGCGCCAATACCCAGTATAGACCATCCTGTTTATAAAAATGACGCGACAGGGTGTCTAATCGCTCACCGTCCACGACAGTGTGCTGCAAGTCGCTGCTTCCCTCCGTCAGATCTGGAATCTCTGGCCTCGAAAAAAACTCGATACCATCTATGACATGAAGATCCGCGTGTACCAACCTTGAGTTCCCCTTTTTAATTTTTACTGACACCGGTTACCTCCTAAAATCTCGCATTCGAACGCTGATGCTTTTCGACCCCACGGGCGACCTCTCGACCATCAATCTTGGAAACAACGGTCAGATCAATCGGCCGATTCGCAAGCTCTTTCATGGAATCTTTGAGGGACTCCATCTGGGAACGAATCTCGTCAACCTTCCTCTGATTCTCCGCAAGCATCTTTCGGTAATCCAAGCTGACGGCAGCGCGCTCATCTTTGGATGCGATATGTTTCAAATCAGATTTTCTGCGGCTCTGAATACCTGAGCGTTCTTTTTCCAGCTTCTGAAGTTCAGACATATAAGAAGCCTGTGCTTTGGCCTTCTCCTTTACCTGATCCTCGAAAACCATGGTCCGTTGAGCCTTCTTGACGCGCTCAACGTTCTTTTGCGCCTCGGACTGAAGACGATTGGAATACTCATCAATGCCTTTGGATGTCTGCTTCCAATCCTCCGCAATCGCATCCATGTTGGTAGCCCGGATTCGCTTGTTGATCGACTCCTGTGTGGCCATGAATTGATCATTGATGTCCCGACGATCTTTTTCCAAGCCAGATCGACGTTCGGCCCAAACAGCCTTATCGGCAGCTGCGCGTTTCTCCTGTCGTTTGACATAGGCATCGGTGAACGTCTTCTCGCCACCCAAAAACCTCTTTTGATCATCCTGGGCCTGCTTGGCATATTTCTGGATCCCCCGCACGGAATCCTCCCCCATTACCTTAGAGATAATCTCCGTAACGGCGTTGGACTCACCCGGTTTACCAAAAATACCCTCAATGAAATCAGCCATCCACCCCTTTAGATGGAAGGACAGATATTCGAATGGGTACATGAGTTTGGATCCCAATCCCTTGAATGCGGACTCAATACTTTCGGCGATGTCATACATGATGCCGATGCCAGAGTTCTTGATCAGCTCAAAACCATGTCCAATGCGCGCAAATACCATTTCTGCATGCGCCGAAATATTATCCCAGATGTTTGATGCCGTCCGACCAAGAAACTTGAATGTTTCCACAGTAGCATAGATAGACGTCTCTGCTGACGCCACCATGTAGTGATAGAAGCCTGTTAAATCATCACGTGTAATTCCCAGAGCCCCACCAATGGTACTCGGTAATCCCATGAACATCGCATCAATGGTTTCCGCAACACCAAGAAAACCTTCCTGAGACTTTAACAGAAATTTTTCCTGCTCAGAAAGCATTTGGCTCAAGGTTATCTCCTGGATATTCTTCGTGCGCTTTGAGAGCTGATTAGCCCCTTCAAAAAGAGCAGCCATGGCCACGACGCCACCCATGCCACCAACTTTACCAAGGGCATTTTTGGCCCCACCATACATCTTTCCAACCCGGCTCTGACCAAACTTCTGCCTCTTATCCATGCGCCATTGCCGGAATCGCTCTCGTCGGTTCGCCTTGCGAATCTTTCCACCTTCAAGCCCACCATCTGGCACCCATCCACCAGGTCCCATAACCATGCGAGGGTTGCCCACGGTGGCTCCTGACGGCATGTAAACACCTCCGGATAGCCTGGACTGGGCAGTCACTTCTCGCCGGTACACGTCCGTCCTGTTGGACTTCAAAATGCCATCTTGTCCCGCGCGCCTACGCGAAGCTTCATGGGGTGGCGGAGGAGGCGCATCAAACATCCCAGCGATCCCTGAGTAATACGCATCGCCACCACCGCGAGGGGCCTGGGGAACACCACCTTTTCCGCCGAACATCCAGCTGGCACCCTTTTTGGCGCCTCCCCATAGCCCCCCCATCATTTTTCGCCGGAAAGTCCCAGACAGAATCGTCAAGGCACCAAATCCAACCGTGGCCGTCTTCAGGATATTCTCGAATGTCTTTGACAGAGAATCAGGTTCAAAGATAGAGTACCATAGACCCTTTAGGGCCCCCTTACCAGCATCTTTGAGGATATCTATGGCACCTACCACCGCATCCTTCAGGAGTTGGCTGACGGCGTCTGTGGCCTCCTTCTCGCTATCTCCAAAGATGGCCTCCCAGACCCCATCCACGACAGCGCGAATACCCTTGCCGATCCATCGAAAAGCCGTACGACCCACATCCTCCCATGGCACATCCCTCAGCATTCCACCGAGCGCCCTGGCGACTCCCTCCGTCTTCCCCAAGACCATATCCCAAACCTCATCCCAGGGGATCTTGGCCAAATTCCCTGTGATTGTCTTGATAATACCCTTCTTATCAAGATCATCACGGAGACCTTTGAGAAATGCGCGCGTGCCCGAGTGTTTTTTCCCAGTAAAGATCTTGTTCTCCATGATGTCAAACAGTGAATCTTTCATCTTGGAGAGCTTGTTCACTACTTCATCAGGACCATCGGTGAACATTTTGAATAGAAGATATGCTCCGCCACCAACACCAGCCAACTTCCCAATATCGGAGAACCGGACCCCCATAGATCCGAGGGCCGTCAACATGGGAAGCGACTGTGTGGTGATCCCCCCGAAAATAGGACCAAGAGCACCCAGCTCCGGAAGCAGCGCTGAAAGACCTACTCGTTGCACCGCCAAAAGTCGCCGTGTCAGGGTACCCAGTGGCCCCTTATCTTCGGCGAAAGATTCTACAACATCGAAGGAATCTTTGAAGCCTCGGCGCATATCCTTTTCCCACTTATTGACCTCGCCACGACTCAATCTGAAGACTTTGTCCTTCATGTTGTTGACCATCATCTCCCAGGCCTCACCAGCTGTCAGTGATGATTTCCAGTGCGCCTTTGCGACATCCTTCAGGGTCCCTTTGGACTTCGACAACACCTCCGGGATCTGCTGCATCTTCTTGGTGACGCTATCCCAGTTCCCTTGAACAGCAAACGCCATGTTGGGTCCCAGCGTATCGGAGATGACTGCATTTAGCCGCTGGAATGCGGCACCAGTCTCACCGCCCCGTTCTTGCGCCACCTTTCCAATCTCGCGCATCATATCCATGAATTTCAGAGGGTCGCCCGTGGCCATAACATTGAACACCTCGTTGATGTCATCGCCTGCCGACATGACTTCCTTCGCGAAATCGGTAAACGGACCACCCATCCCGTACGCCATCCGGGCAATGTTTTTCCTCTCATTTGCAAGGGTGGAGAAAGCATTGATCGCCAATTCTGTGGCCTCCGTTGCGTCGATGCCTAGAGCTTCATGAAAGCCGCCACCGAGCTGGACAATGGACGTTGTGAGTGCATCTACAGTCTTGGGACTCATCTGCCTTCCAAAGTCCGCAAGCTCCTTATTAAGAACGCCCATTATCTGCGGCCAAGACTGCAAGGCCTCACGCCCCATGTTGAACTCACGACCAACGGCGACGATCTTATCCCCAAGGGCGCCAATCTGCTCTTCCGTAAAGCCAAAGCTTTTCTTCAGGGAACCGGCGACATTGGCAAGCTGTCGACCCTCAATGCCGAACACGGATGTAATCTTGATCATATCCCTGATCGTTCCCGATAGCCCACCGGTCCCCAGAACTTCGTCCAGAGCGATGCCCTGTTTTTCAAAAGCTACCCAGTTTTGGGCAGCCGCATTCATGTCCTCCCCCATTCCCTGGGCAATCCCACCGATTCGACGTCGAGCCTGATCCACCCTACCCTCGGTATCCTTCATACCGGCCGTTAGCGCGCTAAACTCCTTGTTGAACCCTGCATAAAGTGAGGCGTATGCCGTATCCAACTTGGGATCCATGGCGCTATCAATCATCCCACCAATGGCAGTAGTCACCATGCCAACATAATGGGAGCTTTTCTCTCCCATGCGATTCAATCCACGGGTGATTCCAGAAGCAAAACGTGGGACAGAGGTACCAGCTTTCTTGATCGAGGACCACAGTGTGTCAACTGAACTTGATATTCCAGAGACCTTTTTCTCTGCACCATCATCCTCTACTTCAAACCCGATACCCAGACCATCGAAATTCATGGCAACTCCTCAGCTCCAAGTCGTCGCAAAATCAACCAGACGACAAAATTCACGGAGGATTGAAGAAACCCGAAAAGTATCGTGTCCAAAGCGGAATACTCCGTAATCCTCATATACATGATAGAATCCCGAGAAATCAGATACAAGAAAACATACATGAGCGACCCCACGATAACCACAAGGGAAGCATGAGATCGCAACAACCCACCAATGAAATTTGATCTACATCCTGTTAGTCGGTTACAAGATGAAAGGCGACGAAACTTTTCATCTGTAACGCCAGATAAAAGGCGACGAAACCATTCGAAAGAGCGCAAGTGCGCCAATGCATTCGTGATTCCAAAACCAACAGAAAGAAATAGAACAAATATCATTCACCCTCCTTGGTGAGATCAAACACCCATCAATGAAATTCTCTTCTTGATGTATGCCGTGTGTTCCTTGACGAGAATGTACCGGCGAGAAGCTGGCATCGACATCACAGATTGATACGTTAACCCGGCACTGCTAACCAGAAAATTCACCTCGGCGATTAGTCTTCTGACGTCGCCGAATGGTAGAAAAAATCAAAGCCACGAACCAGGAGAATATCCTTGAAATGAGAACCACATTCCTTGCAGTCCGCATCAAACGTGGTGTCAATTCCACCTTCCAAGGGAATCATGTGATCACGGATCTCTTCCCTTTCGGATTTGGTCATTTTCTTTAGAATCTCCTCGGACGCTGGCTCCCCATTCACTGTCATGACGCGCATCAGAAGCGCGGCTGTGCTCTTATTGGTTTTCGATCTGTTCGTTTCAAATTGAACACGAGATCTGGCCGTGGCAAATTGCCAAGTAATACGGGTCCCCCGAGTGGTGATAAACTCCCGAACGACAAGACCCGGGTCAGTGCAAGCAACAATCGGGAAGTCCTTACGGATGTCAAATCGAGCTGTCCATTCCAGTGGCTTTCCATCCCCGCGATCACAATTCGGGTTGAGACATCGTACTCGCTGATTAAATTCCGATCCTGTGGTCAAGCAGCGAAGCTCAAACATGCACGCAGTCATATCACCGATAGTGAAATTCATGACCGCCTCATGCAACGTCTTGGAATCTGTGATCTCGTTTCCCTGGTCATCGGCAAGGGATACAAGGCAATTCCCCACGATGCGAACCATCCTTCGACTGAACCCAAGACTGTCATTCTCGATGATGTCTTCTTCTTCCCCGGTGAGTTCTCTTAATGTGGCGCGATAAAAACGATATGTCTCTCCTTTTTTTGTCACTACATATCCACGTGGAAGCTCTACTTCTCCCTCTGTCGCCTTTGGCTCCTCGTAACTGGTGAATTCCTCGGTCATTCCTGCACTCCCCTGTCCTTCTCTTCTTTCTCTTCTTGTTCTTTTTTCATCTTGGCCAGGGACTCACTATCCCTTAGATGTATAAAAATCACATGCCGGACAATGTCCGACACAGTTCTGCCCTCGAACTCTGCCAACATCCGCAAGTCATCATAAACCTTTCCATTGACGCGAATATGAATCCTCTTTGAGTCCGAGACATTTTCCGGTTTGTCGCCATCTTGTGCCACTTTGTCACCTCCTTGCGTACACTAATATCCTATGGCGCGCACATGATGCACTTCAATATTTCGCACATGTTTTTATTTTTTTCTTGGTGGCGCCGGGGGTGGCTGAGGCTTATGGGATATGGGAGGATGTGATGGGTTTGGAGCTTTTTTGCTCATCTCCTCCTCTTCTTCTTCTTCTTTGTTCGGAAAATCTGTGTCACAACTCTATAGATACGATCCACGGTTCCCGTCAACGTCGGGGTCGAAGATCGTCTTCTGACGGAAAAGCCACCGACAACATCCGGGACAGCTACACTCGTGGTCATCTCATCCAGATATGCGCGTTTGCGAATCATCCCAATCCTCCCATAAGCTCAAAGCGAGTATAGGCAATCTCCAGTTCCTCAATGCTAACGGTTGTCGCATTCGCATCAAAATCTTCCGCAGCCTTAAACCGAACGGGAAGGCAATCAAATAGCATATAGGCACGCCCCGGGATACCGAGGAGATTTAGATCGAAAGTCCCCTGACTCAAGAGAGAAATAGCTGCCGAGGACGCAGCCGTTATCCCAGCAGCGGGGAGAAGGGTCGTTGCAAGGGCTCTTTCCTTGATGCTCCCGATCTTCACTGTCTCCATTAAGCCTTCCACAGAAATGCCGGAGGATTGGATGAGCATGAGATTTCGACGTCGAGCCGGAGGGATAGGAACGGCATTCGTAGCCAACCCAATCGAGTTCTCGTTCTTTCCCGATATGGATCCTAACATCCACCTCCAGAAGTCAGTATTAAACATACTAACTCCCTTGGAAAGTGTCATTGGCGACATTGATGACCGATTGACAACCGTATACGTATAGTCGCTTGTTCCTTCCACTATTGCTGTTGTGTCCGCCGTCATCTCAGGTGCTGTAATAGAAGAGAATCCCACCGTTGGCCACAGGACCAATGGCGGGTTAAATGGTGGTTGAATATCAACATCAATTAGATGAAACTCATGAGAAAGAAGTTCATCTAGAATAGGCGTACGAGCCAAGGTATCACCTATTTTACCTGAAGAGCTTTGCCGGTAATACGATGTATCATGGATTTTACATCGTTCAATGCCTTCCACTCTTTCTCCATAGCGGAGACAATACTACTACCTGCACCTCTTTTTCTTTTTTCAACCTGCTTTGCGTCGGCCAATATGGATCGAAACTCTTTCTCAACTTCAGCAATCTTCTCATGAAGATTAATCAATCTCTCTGACATATCAGCCCAAACAGCTTTGTAATCATTTCCAGAATAATTCAATAGATTATACTGAACTTTTTCCGTTAGCCATGATCCTTTCATACTGGCATTAAGATCTTCAATTAGTTTGTTAACTTGAACTGATAAATTTTTCATTACTCGTTCTCAATTTCCTCAATCGCGACGGTCAGCTCCTGCATGTTCACGTCAGCCGCGTTGGCATCAAGGTCACCCTTGGCTTTCACGCTGGTCGGAATACATTCCTTCCAAGTTTGACTTGCAACGTGTACATCATCAGAGGATGTTCCATCACCCTCCTGGTTGTACATGCGCACCTCAAGATCTGTACGGAATGGACGCTTGTTCTGGTAAGCAAGAATCCAATTGAAGATCGTGTTGTCACCGATCAGAATTCCACGGCTCAATGTCGCCTCACCGACTTCAACAGGACCGAGAAGTTTCTTAGTGTGCCTGTCAGCTCCCGTTCTGTAGGTTGCCACCTCCGATGTCACTTCCGGTGTTGTGATGGTTGTGAACCCAGCAATCGGCGTCTCATCCGCAAAAACACCTGGTCCGCCATCAACCTCGAAAAGGCGAAACCGAAAGGACTGGAGTTGGTCTTCAGCAGTTGTTCTGGCCATGATTATCTCCTTCTATCTGATGGCGTAAAGAAGATACCTCGTCTGCCATCTTATGGTTTAAATAGTACTCTTCGGCCAAACCCAATGCAACCATTTCGGCAGGACCGATTATCCTCAATGTTTCTTCTGGATACCTTGAAACAAACGCTTTGATGCGCCAGATCGTGCGTGCATCCAACCAACCTTTTACTTCGTGATACTCGACACCATGTTCCGTTTGCACACGAAAATCTGGCGTGTAGATATAGCCATCAAGGATGAATTTCTTAGGCTCATATTCCCAGTCTAGATCTTGATCATCAAGATACTTCGCATAAGCCAGCTCCCAGCGGCTCTTGAACACGTGCTCGTTGCCCTTAAGATCCAACCATGGTTCCGTCTTGAACTTCCCCCAACCAGTACGAGAGGGCACACCAAACTCAACCAAAGCCGAACTAATAGTCGATGTCGACACATCAAAAAAACTGGCTATTTCACAAAGGGTTTTCCCAGATTCATATTGGATTGCCGCTTCAAGACGATTATCTTCTTCTAACGCAAACGGACGTTTTTTTTCGCGACGTGAAATTGCATTTCTACGTAACACCTTAAGGATAGTGCTTGGTACAATATCTACTTCTCTAGCAACATTCATGGTTGATAATCCAGATAAGTAAAGCTTAATGATTTCATCTTCGGTATTTCTAGAAAGTGGCTCTATTCTGCCAGGCCCTCTTGGTTTTTCCCTTTGTATGCCATTTCTTTTGAAAATATTGCGAACAGTAGACGGTGACACTTTAAAGGAGGAAGATAACTTACCTGGAGTGACCCCATTCTTAAAATCTTCAATCAATTTTCTTTCTTGTGCCACCGTCAATTTCATTTGCAACTATCCTTAATTGCTTATTTTTTGGGAAAATCGCATCCTGATAAATTCTGCCGGTTTATTCGGCGCAATGTAGTAATCGACAATAATGTATCCCGCATCCACAGATTCAGTGGGATTATTGGTCTCATCACATACGATGGCAAATGCCTCATCCGGAGAAGCTCCCCGGAAATAGTTGTCACGGAACAAGCGAAGGAAGAATCCCTCACTCTGTTTCTTCACACGCGCCCAAAGGGATGGACCGTTGTTTTCGAACGGAATCCAGAAGCTGGCATCGTACACAGACTGTTCACAGAACATGAACAAACGTCGTGCGTTAACATTCAGCCACTCGGCATCACGAGACAGAGTGCGACCGCCCCAGACAGCCAATCCGGTCTGTGGACTCGAAGCAAGCGGATTGATGCGATGCGGATACACGAGGTCCCTCTCACCCTTATCCAGGATTCGCTCCAGGCCGGTAATGCCATTGAGTTTTCCATCGGTCAAACCAGCAGGTGTCTTGCCAACGTTCCGACTGTTGTCTGTTCGAGAGTAAACGCCAGCAACAAAGCCATCAGGCGGCACAACCAGGTTACGACCATCATTGGCGATTGGGTCATAGATTTTGACCCATGGGTAGTACAGCGCCGCATACGAAGTGTTGTACTGAGCGGTGTTTCGGACAAATTTCTTTGCATCCGCAGGGGTTGTGCCAATTGGTGTGGTCAAAACTGCGAAGCGATTCGTGAATGCCTCCGCATACGCAATCAGATCATTGCTGACTGTCACATTACCGGCAAAGTCCGGAAGGGAGATATTCAGGATCTCGTCCAGGGCATCAAAGGAATACAGGCCAACCTTGGTCACCTGAAGAGCTGGATCGGAAACATCACCACGCGTCAATGGCCCGGTGCCATCACTACCACTTGCCAGTTGCGCAGCCACTTCCTCAGCCACTGGTGGTGCATAATAGGTAGCCAGAATCTGAACATCAGTAGCAGGAGCCACCGAAAATGTGATTGCATAGACGCCAGTGTCATAGTCAATAGTCGCGCTGGCAACACCGGTTCCTGTTAGTGTTCCATCACCTTGATCAGTAGCCGTAATACCGGCAGCAACAATGACAAGTGTACCATCAACAACCTTTGTGTTTCTTAGTTGGCCACTATACTCTGTAGTTACACCATCACCATCTTGCAACCACTCAGCAAGATTATATGTTGGTCGAAGAGACCTTGGGGCAGCTGCTGTTGCACCTGCTTCTAAAATTGCGTAATCAGTTTTCTCATTTAAAACGGTCTCAACCCAAAAATCAGACGAATCATCATCAAGATCCACCGCCTTATATACCTCAAGTTGCTCCCAGTCAGCAGATCCAGCTTCAGACTCAGCTTCTACGTACACATCATATCGAGAAAAAAGACCATTAGAGCCTTCATAATCAGGATTACCAGTAATGGCAATACGAACCAAGTCGTACCAGGCACCATTCCATCGAGCTGTCACAGTCCAATCAGAAGCAGCTTCACCAGTATAGTCATATGTTTTTCCACCAGATACATCAAGACCAAGAATTATATCTGTAGCATCGTTAGCAGTAGCCTCCTCGAAATGAAGTGATGATGTAGCACCGGGAGTATCACTGACTATGCTTAATTGTTGTGTATAAGTACAAGTTGCACCTGTTAATGCAGTATCTATTGCACTAGCAATTTCAGATATAGTTGTAGAAGCTGGAGTCGATCCAGCACAATCAATCTGCTGGACAGCTCCACCGTCTACGGATATAGCAACATAGGAATTTGTACTTAAATCTACAGTAGGAGTCAACATCCTACCAAGAAATGATGCTGCTGTCGCTGCATCATCAAGCCCAGAAGAGTTCACGGATTTGGATGCATCACTAGGCGTCACGCGCGTGATATACGCACGAGAACCTCCATTTTGAAAGAATCCCGCCAACATAAAGGGAACGTAACTGTTTCGCCAATAACTTCCGAACTTCTCCACAAAAGCGCCAAAACTGGTGATCAACTGCGGATCATTCTCGGGCCCCTTCTGAAGCCAGCCCACAGTGGCGTATGTCGATGTCGAAGCACTGGCCACGGGCCCGGCGCTCGCCTTCCTTTCCTCCCGAAATACCCAGGGGCTCAGATACTCTGCCATGATTTCCTCCTAAATAGGCTCACGCCTTATTCTTGATCTTTGTCATCTCTTTTGCCTGACCGAGATCGTTTGCGTCTTTTCTTGGCAGGCTCTTGGCATAATGAAATATCATCTTCTTGTCTCATTGGATCCTGTGACCCTCCACAAGCGTTTATGGTCTCCACATGCCCTACGGCGACCTCTACTGTTCCATTATCAGGCTCACCGGATTTTGAAGTCAAACTATCACCGTCTTTTTCTTCTTCCAATTCAGCCTCTTGGACAGGTCCCGCCGTTTCTGGCGCCATTTCATACACAATAGGATCCTCTATGGTAACCTCTTGCACTTCTTCCTCTGCATGAATAGCGGCCTCAAGATTCCCTTCCGGCTGGACTTTCACAGGAACCGCAATCAATTTCAGCCGCCTTCCTTTGATGTTGCGCTGGATCTCAGCACACGAAAATTCTGTTTCTGTGCATTCTAAAATCCCACCGGCAGCCAAGGATATGCTCTTCCCAGCATACTCCAATGGCAATGGTTGTCTCATTCTATTCTTCAGTTCAAATTTTCCATCTTGCATTCAAGACCTCATTCTTCTGTTTTGTGATCAAAGCTTTGCTGTACCGATGTTACTGGCTTCTGAATATAGGGATCACGGACGTCAATTTCCGCCATCACTCGGCAAGTCAAGGCCATGATAATCGTTCTATCTCTGATATCACCAATCGATGTCAGATCAGAATATCCCTCTGTGTGTACCCAATAGCTTCGACGCCTACCCTCTGTATCCTCCACGAAGACCTTCCCGTGTGGATAAAAGAACTTCATGCAATGCTTCAAAAGAATATGCGCGTTTCGCTTGGCTGCCTTCCCGTTTGCCTCGCACATGATCGTATAAGAAAGATCCGTTGGTATGCCGTCTTCCTGTTCTTGATATTCCGAATACCCTGTAAAGATCTGCCCGCGATACTGCATGGTGACCTCCGAGGCACCCGGGGCAGGAGCACGATATTTCACCCTGTGACCATGCTGTCGTTCCAGAGCTGGGCTGGGATCCTCCCTCTTTATGTGGATACATGGAATCAATTGTCGTACCACCTCAGATGGCTCCCCCATTGAAAAAGGGATCCCTGGCATCGGCTGTCCAATATCCGACTCATTTCCGGTAAACTCCGAAAACGATGGTGGTTGAATCGTAGGCACAAGGATCTGAGGGAGATAGTACCGATTTCCAATCCTCTCTCCCTTTAGCGTGGTGATAAGACCCTCGTCAAATTCCCGATAAAACACATCTCCAAGGATTTCTGTGTTGTGTCTAGCCATGCACGGTCACCGTTCTGTAAAGACTAACATTTGCTACAGTTATGCAGCAAAACGCTCACTTCTTGCCTCATAGCGGCATTTGCCGCTCCACAAGCGTTTATCCTCTCCAGAGAACTTCCGGCGAGTCTTTGTAGGTTTATAGAAGCATTCACATCACGATCATGAACCGTGCCACAAAAATTGCAAGCCCACTCACGATCTGATAACTGCAACTTCTCATTCTTCTGGCCACAAACGGAACACAACTTCGATGACGGATAAAAACGATCCGCAATAACCAAATCCTGATTGGCCAACTTCGTCTTGTAGTCCAGCTGTCTCCTAAATTCTCCCCACCCTTGATCCGATATGGACTTGGCAAGATTGTGATTCTTCACCATGTTAGATATAGCTAGATCCTCGATAACAATAGTGCCAAACCTACGAACCAAATCCGTAATCAACTTGTGCAAGAAGTCCTGACGGATATTCCGGATTCGAAGATACTGTTTTGCCACAAAAAATCTGGCCCTTTGACGATTTCTGGAACCCTTCTTCTTGCGTGACAAAGACCGCTGAAGCCTTTTTAGTTTCCTCTCATTCGAACGAAGTGCCTTCGGCCCATGAACCCTATCTCCCGTAGACAAAACAGCAAAATCCTTGATGCCCAAGTCTACCCCAACCACAGTTTGATTCTCGCTGTGATATGTATATTCGTAGGTATCAAGCAATTCAACTTGGAAAGATGCAAAATATTGATCCGCTTTTTTCGAAATAGTTACTGACAAAATTCTTCCAGGAAACCGAACCTGTTCATCCATTCGAATAGAAGACTTCAATTTTGGAACCCTCAAATGTCTTGATTCCGGTCTCAAATTGTAACTATCAGCAGAGATAGTAAAACTGTCATGCAGACCTTTCCTGTGAAACCTTGGGAATCCAGACTTCTTCTTGAAAAACATCTGAAAGGCTTTTCCGCTATGCAATATCGCATTCGTGGGTGCATGCTTGGTCACCTCATACATCCATGGATACTCTGTCTTCTTGATGGCATTCAGCTTCTTCTTGAGTTCATATGCAGAAAGTGACTTACCAGTTTCCTCATAATGCTTCTTCGATGTGGCTATCGCCCAATTGTACGCAAA